TTAAGTGTTACTGGGAAAATACCCCCAGCAAGTTCAAGGACGGCATCAGCATACTCTCGGATCTCTGACTGTGCGTCGTGGGGAAGGCGTTGCTCTAGGAATGTCATGACTCCCTGGAGAGACGCTGTCCATCGCCATCGAACATACATAGCATAGGCTGGCAGATGAAGCCTGGCAAGCTCTGGGGCTACTCCGTTAGCCATGGCACTTTGATACCTATCCACGCCTTCTGTAATTGTTTTAAGAAGGTCTTCTGTGTGACGGTGTCCGTCAGAAGAATCTACGGGTGCTCCACTGCCCTGCTTGCTGTTGTCAGGCTCACTCCGCCACTGGTTAGGAGAGGGTACATAAAACTCTTCGTCCTCGGTGATATATCTTCTCGAACTCTCATTCCAACCAAGCTGATTTTCAATATGGGATGAAGCCACAGCATATTTCCACCATTGTCTAGCTACCATCATAGGGGCATAGACCTCAAAGGTCATAGCGGCATGACGAAAGGGGGAGGTGTGCTGTTCTCTAATGAGAAAGCTAAGCAGGCCTTTGTCTTTGTCTGATAGTTCTGTTACTTCTTTATCATACGATACCCTGGCCGCATTGACAACGGAAAGATCACTACCCATATGGTCTACGAGCCTGACATAGCCCTTGTCTAATACATTAATCTTGTCCATGTCTCCCCTTTTTATTTTTCGTAGTCACTGTTGGACTTGAACCAACGGCCAACATCTTATAAGAATGCTGCTCTAACCGTCTGAGCTAAGTGACCGTGCCCCCAAAGGGAGTCGAACCCCCAACCGTTTCCTTAGGAAGGAACCGCTCTTCCATTGAGCTACAAAGGCTAATATTTACTGCGAGCCTCCGGCAAGATTCGAACTTGCGACCTTAAGATTCGTAATCTTCTGCTCTATCCACTGAGCTACGAAGGCTAATTATTTAGTTATCGTCCCACGCCTAAGAATCGAACTTAGCTATCCGAGCGGAAAGAGGGTTACAGCCTCCTGTGTGTTCCATCACTCATGGGTTATGTCTTGCGAGCCCCTAGCAGGTAACGCACCCGCCTTTTCTGATTACAAAACAGACGTTTTACTAATAAACTATAGGGGCAATTTGTATTTAGTTATGAATACGAGGAGATAGAGAGGATCGAACTCTCATCAAATGCTTGGAAGGCGCTTATTCTACCATTAAACTATATCTCCATATTTAATTATTGAGCTAGGGTGCCTAGACTCGAACTAAGACCAGCTGAATCAGAATCAGCGATGCTACCATTTACACTACACCCCATCGGTTAGAGGGGCTGCTGTTGCTTTTTCATCATGTTATTAGTATAACCTACTTTTAAGTAAATGTCAAGCTGGAGATACAGCCTCTTTCCAGGCGTTTGCTCTAATATCTTTGAATACCGGAATTTTTCTATCGATAGGGACGCAAGCCTCTCCTCCGTCAGAGAGAAGCTTCTTTAGATCTTTTTTCTTGATCCAGCCTGACCCGCCAGTTCCATACTCAGCTCCCCAAGAATTTCTCCAACGAAAAACTTCGTGAATTTGATTACCAAACTTAAGATTGGGGTGGTATCCAGTTATCAGTATAGCGTGACCGCCGATCTTTGAACCAGAAACAATGACCAATCCTCCAGGCAGTGTTCCATACATTCCTGAAAACCAAGGGACCCCTAAGACAACTGGGCCCTCTGAAAGGACTGCACTCTTTACGGCTTCAATCCCAAAGCACCATCGGTACTCTCCAATAAAGCCTTGAGACTTCATGACCTTTGCTCCAGCAAGAACTGAGGTTCCTTCGTAGTTTTCTCCAGCCCACTCATCGATCTTCTGAGCAGACTTATAGAAAGATACAGCTAGCATATTCGCACTATGAAATTCTGGCTGAATTGCAGGAGCGGAGGGCTCCGCAAGAAGCTCTCCGGTCCATGCAAAGCCAACGCAGGCGCCTTCCTTGCCTTGATCTAGGACTATGCCTTCTTCCCAAAAAGTAGGGACCTCAGCTATAGAAGAGCTACCCATCTTTTGTTTAAATGAATACTCTCTAGACCTAGGGTCGTGATTAGAGATCCAATCAAGCGTTCTGTTAATCATAAAGCCTTCCTTTGTCTAATACAGTATAGCACTAAAAGTCCCAATCGCTATCCTCTGTGCTCTCGTTCTTTGCTAGGACATAGCTAGATCCACTGCCACTAAAAAAGTCGTGGTTTTCGTTACCACTAGGAGACAGCGCCGATAGGATAGCTGGGCTAACCTCTGAGGTCTCCTTGGGGAATAGGGCGTCATATCCTAGATTCATCAGAGCCTTGTTGGCATTGTATTGTAGAAACTTTTTAACGTCTTCTGTTAGTCCTAATTCATCATACAGCTCTTCGGTGTACTTGGTCTCGTTGTCGAACAGCTCCATAAGAAGGGTGTAGGTATACTCTTTAAGGTGTTCTTGACGCTCTGGAGTCTGTTCTGCTACGGCGAGCTGATATTTATACCCGATAAAATAACCGTGGATCGCCTCATCACGAATTATAAGACGAATCATGTCTGCGGTGTTGGTCAACCTGGAGCGTGAGGATAGATACATTGGCCAGTAGAATCCAGAGTAGAACAAGAAAGACTCTAGCAGTGTAGAGGCTATCTTTCTCTTTAGTGGGTCGTCTCCGTCATAGTTATCAAGGATAATCTCAGCCTTCTTATTGAGATATGGGTTCTCAATGCTCCACCTAAAAGCTTCGTCAATCTCTTCCGTGGAGCATAGGGTAGAAAAGATTGTCGAATATGACTTGGCATGCACACTTTCCATCCAGGCAATGTTAGTATATACTGCCTCTTCATGGGGTGTTCTTGCATCAGGCATTAGGCTCGTAGCCCCGACGGTGGCCTGAATGGTGTCTAGGAGAGTTAGTCCCGTAAACACCTTCTTCGTCGCAGTCTTTTCTTCTTCCGTCAAAGATGCCCAAGATGGAATATCATTAGACACTGGGACCTTCTCTGGAAGCCAGAAGTTAGCCGTCAGCCTGTTCCACACCTCTAGGTCAATAGGGTCTTCAATCCTATTCCAATTAATTGGCTTTACAATACGGCTCATTTAGTTCTCCTTAATAAAATAGTTATAGTTGGCAAGAAACGCATTCTGTTATGTCCGTACCCTCTAGGGCCAGCTGTCTGATACGAATATAGTAGATTGTTTTGATTCCGCTCTTCCAGGCATAAATCTGTGCCTTGTTTACGTCTCTAGTGGTAGCAGTATCCTTGAAGAACAGGGTTAGGGATAGCCCCTGGTCTACGTGCTGTGTAGCCGCGGCATAGGTATCAATAATCTTCTCTGCACCAATCTCGTAGGCATCCTGGAAGTACTCCTTGTTATCGTTAGTTAGGAATGGTGCTGGGTAGTATACCCTGCCTAGTTTGCCTTCCTTACGAATCTCAATCTGAGAAGCAATGGGGTGGATAGAGCTGGTGCTGTTATTGATGTAACTAATAGATCCCGTTGGTGGGACGGCCTGTAGGTTTTGATTGTAGATTCCATACTTCATGACGGACTTTTTAAGCCTGGTCCAGTCTTCCTGTGTAGGTATCTCAATGTTTGAATCTTTAAATAGTTTAGCTACCTTCTTGGTAGCGGGCTTCCACTCCTGAGTTACATACTTATCGAAGTACTCGCCGCTGGCATACTTTGAGTTAGCAAAGTTGTCAAACGGGCTGCCTGTCTGCTTAGCCTTCTGATTTGAGGTCATCAGCGCGTGATAGGCGACGGTATAGAAGTACATGTTTGTGAAGTCAACACCCTCCTCCGAACCATAGAAGATCTTTTCTTTTCCAAGGTATCCATGTAGGTTCATCTGTCCAAGACCAATAGCTCTAGACTTCCTGTTGCCCTCGGCAATTGACATTACAGAGTCTATATAACTAAGGTCGGCAACTGAGGTTAGGGACAACACAGCCACCTTGATGGTCTTAGAAAAGTTTGGGGACTCCATAGCTTTAGCAATATTAAGAGAGCCAAGATTACAACTAATGTCTTTTCCAATTACGTCATAGCTAAGGTCAGCGTTATACGTTGTCGGGGTGTTTACCTGCAAGATTTCAGAGCACAGGTTTGACATATTGATTCTACCCTCTACGGGATTGGCAGCGTTAGCGGTGTCTTCATAAAGAATGTATGGATACCCCGACTCAAACTGCAACTCGGCAATGGTCTGAAACAAGTCTCTAGCATTAATCTTTTTCTTTTTAATGTCAGCGTTGTCTACCATTTCCTGGTACTTTTCTGTTACAGAGATATCTGCCATGGGGACACCATATACCCGCTCCACGTCATACGGGGAGAATAGGTACATGTCTTCGTTCCTCTTTGCCAGCTCAACAGTAATGTCTGGAATAACGACTCCAAGACTAAGGGTTTTAATCCTTACCTTTTCGTCAGCATTTTCTCTCTTGGTATCTAGGAATTGAAGAATGTCTGGGTGGTGAGCATTAAGATATACCGCTCCCGCACCCTGGCGGGCGCCTAGCTGATTGGCATAGCTAAAGCTATCTTCCAGAAGCTTCATAATTGGAAGAACTCCCGAGGACTGGTTCTGAATCTTCTTGATGGGAGCTCCTGCCTCACGCAGGTTTGTCAGGTTAAGAGCGACGCCTCCGCCACGCTTAGAGAGCTGGAGAGAGGAATTGATGGCACGAGAAATAGACTCCATATTGTCTTCGATACGCAACAGGAAGCAGGACACGAATTCCCCGCGCTGTTTCTTTCCTGCATTAAGAAAGGTTGGGGTAGCGGGCTGGAAACGTCCAGTAATAATTTCTTCTAGAACTTCCTGAGCAAAGGTGGAGTCTCCCTCTGCAAGCATGAGAGCGTTCATACAAACCCTATCCTCAAACCTTTCGAGGTAGCGCTCGCCATCAAAAGTCTTTAAGGCGTAGCTGGTGTAGAACTTGTAGGCGCCCAAGAATGTAGAGAACCGAAACTTGTGAGCATATGCCTGTTTAAACAACTTCTTAATGAAGGAAAATCCGTACAGATCCAAGACCTCTTTGTCGTAGTACTCGTTCTCTACAAGATAATCTAGCTTCTCTTCTAGAGTGTGAAAGAATACAGTATTAAGATTGACGTGATCCAAAAAGTAGTGCTTGGCAGCGAGCTTGTCTTTGTCAAACTGAATCTTCTTGTTTTCATCGTACAGGTTGAGCATTGCATTGTAGTCGTGGTAGCTATAAGTCTTATCCATAATTCAGTTGTAACCTTTCTGTTACGTCATTAATATCTTCTGTGGTGCCAAATATTTCTACCCTTGCAATAAGCGGCACCCCTGCTTTTGCACTAATTAAATGGGCGGCCTTGCAAAAGTACTCACCAAAGTTTGTGTTTCCTGTTCCAACTACCCCACGAAGTAGGGCCCGATTCTCCTTGACATTTAAAAAATGTCGTACTTGTCGGGGTATTGCTGTTCGTTCCGAGCCACCACCATAAGTTGGTACAACAAGAACAAACTCCCTAGTATAAATAGGAGCATTGCTACCATCACAATCCATAGGAATCCTATAAGAATTTTCACTTAGCCTCTCTACGAACTTTTTTGTGTTACCTGAATAATTTGAAAAGTAAACAATATCAATGGGTAACTTCAATTATACTCTCCGTTTATTCTAAATGTAGTGTTTGAAACTTAAAGGATGCCCAACATCTTGTGATTAAAGGGCAGAAAACCTATCCAGGTATTCCTGTATATCATCTGGAATGGGCTTGTTCTTATATTGTATCACGTTATCGGGTAGATCCGCAACTTCTGTTTTAGGCCTGCTCTTGTAAGTATGGATCTCAATATCTCCAAAATCCTCTCTCGGAGTATTGACGATGGCTCCGTAGATAGCCCCACAGACGGCGTCAGCGAGGTCCTTAGAGCTTTTGCGAGGGTGATCGACTCGATTGTTCTTCATAATCTTAAGCTGTGTGAGCTCCTCGAACAGCAACTCTATGCCTGGCATTATCAATCGATCTTCGTAAACAAGCATGGCCATATCTTCGTAATGTTTCTTGGCTACCGAAACGGTGTCTGTTCTGATACCGACTTTCTTTAGCTCGTTCTGAATATCAAAGGAGTTCCATCTGTCGAATGTCACCATTCCTAGATCAAAGCCCAGCCTTCTAAGGTTCTGAATCCACTGCTTTACTTCCGATAGGTTTACGGGACCTTCAACTTTTGGTTCCCACCAGGCTACGAAGTCTACGACGACTACGGGAACTACCTGGTTAAGGTCTTTAAGGACTTGAATGCTTACCCACTTCTCTACGTGTGCAATGGCCACAGCACACTTGTCGTGCTTTTGGGCGAGGTCGGCATGGACGTAATACTTGACGTCCTGTCTTGGATGAAAGCTTTCTTCTAGCCTTCTAAATTCATCTAAAGGATTCCTGGCTGACATTGACGAGCGAAGTTTGTCGTGCTGCTTAAAAAAGGCATCCGAAGAAAACTTAGGGTCGCAAGCAAAACGCATCATGGCATCATTCAGGTCTGTATAGAACGCTAGCTTGAAGTCTTCTATCTTTCTTGTTGGGTTTATTTCCCAGGTTGGTCTCTTAAGGGCGTACACCCCTGGAAGGTTGTACGATACGATGTGGTCTTCGTCCCACGTAATCTCTAGGGTATTGCCCTCGCTGTCTTCTGGAAGATCTGGATTTAAGATAAACTTGTGAGTTCTCTCAACCACTTCTTTTTCCATGATAGCCGATTCATACTTTGTAGATATGAAGTCTCCTGGGTATCGGGGGAAAGACAGCAGAACCACTTTGCCAAGGTCAGGGAATCGGGAGTCTACCGAACCTCGGAAAGCCTTATAGATGTTATCGGCTGTCTTCCCCTGCTCGTTGCCTGTCGCGGTCTCTACCGCAAACCCCGAGATCTCATCAAGGATGGCCACCAACAGGTTCAATCCCTCGTGAGACTCACGCTCTGAGTGTCCTGAGTATACTGTGACAGAATGGGGAAACTCTATAGAGTCCATCTTTGAATAATACTTTCCTGCAAACCAGGGAGACTTCTCAACCTTAGTCTTAAAGCCCTTAAAGAAAACGTTCTTTGCCTGTGTTGCGTTAATCGCAATGTTGATAATATCAATGGCGTCACCAGAGGGCTTACCGTAATACACCGCGGGGTCTTTAAGACACAGGAGTTTATAAACTATGTAACATACAGCTACAGTGGAAGTATAGTCTTTTCCAGAATTCCCATGGATAAACCCATTCCCCAGATAGTTGTGACCTGACTCAACAGTACAGGCAAAAACCTCTTGGCTACCAGCGTGCTCTATAGAAATAATCCGATCCCGAAACTCGTCTCCATTCTTTTTAAGGTTGGCATATTCAATTTTTGAAGTAATTTCTAAGATATTGTCAAAGCATTCTGATCTACCCAGCGGTGTCCCGATTAAAGAAATAAATCTATTGATGTGTTTTGAGTGAGTGATAGCCACGCGCCACGTTGGACTATGTTTTTCATCATTCCTAGACTTTCTATGCGCAGAAAACTTAGAGAGTATTCCCAATCTAAGTAGGCTGCTGTGCACTCCAGCGCAAAGGGATTCAGAGTTTAGCTCTAATCCTAGCTGGGTCGAGGTCGAGGAGTCTCTTTTTTGAATACTGCCCCATCCGTCAGTAGCCCATAGACCCTGAATGAGTCCAGCTAAATTTACAGAAGACATGTTTATCCACTCGGGGTTCCAGGGCTTTTTCTCATTATAGTCATGGGAAAGGCCATGCTTTTGGAACCAACTGTTTATTCCGTTTATCCTTATTTGCCAACAGCCTTTCCCGGAAACTGTGTGAACTACCCTACCCCCAAGGTTCTTGATAATTCTTAGAACGTCTTCCTGGACTTCCTTGGTTGCATTGGTAAACATCGGGTTGCGCACGGTGTTGCGCATCCAACTGCCGTCCCCAATCATGTAGCCAATTAGCTTTGCCTCGTCATAAGAGAGCTCGTAAGGACTCGTGGGCTCGTCCCAATTACCATAAATCATGGCAATGTCTCCAACCTCTATGTCTGAAATCTCTAAGTATGATGGGTCTTTTTTGGAAGCATAGGTGACTCCGTGAGGACTGTTCTTCCATCCCAGAAACTTATGTGATAGGTTTCCCGTAAAGCTGTATCCATGTTTGGTCGTTATCGTAAAAACATCGTCATCACCCTCAGAATAGAAGGCCGTGGCTCCATTGGAGACGCCTCTAGACTGAATTAGCCCGAAGTCTTCCAGCTTACGATCTATCCTTTTATACCCATATTCTGGAGACCACGCCATCGTAGAACCAATATTTGTCCCCTTGCCAAGCTGGAGAATGATCTCATTCTTTGTAAACTTTTTGTAGTACTGACTACCTTCCTCAAACCCCATCAGCTCCTGTAGCTCTTCTATTTTGTATATTTGGCTCATACCTTCTACAATGTCGTACTGAGGAACCGACAGCGAGGGCTGTCCCAAGAAATCTTTTCCTTCGACAAAAGTTCGAACATCTACAGGTTTCTCCGCAAAGGGGCTGTCTTCTAATACATCAAAAAAATCATCAAACATTGTGAACTATCATTACCGTTTCGTCAAGTTTTTTTGAAGCCTCTGAAAGGCTTTTCATAATCTTATCTTTAATCTCTGGATGATCTGAGGCAATATTTTTTAGAATATTGATAAGTATCTCTTGGCGTCGTTCAATTTCCAGCATTTCCTCAGCCAGCTCTTTGTTTTCCAGCAGACCAGCTTTTTGAAGCATTTCAATTCTCTTGGACTCTATATCCATAACGAGCTTGATCGCCGACGTCTTAGACGCAAGGTTTGCCGTCATCGTTGCCTCATCAATAACCTCGTAGGCTAGACCGATCAGCTTACCGTAGTGTTGGTCAGCAACGGCCAGAGCCTCTTGGGCCCTAGCTCTAATGGCAACATTGTCGGAAGCCAGAATCTGCCACTCTTTAATTAGACCTACAACTTTTACTCTAGGGATTGCTAGCTGCTTAGATATTTTTGTGGCGTCGCTTCCCTTAAGGTATTCTCCTACGACCTTGTTTACTTGGTCAAGATGTTCAACTATCTGTTCTTCGTTTTGCAATGCGCTTCCTCCTTTTGGGAATTCTTTTTATGCGATCAATCTTAAATGATCGCAGGCATCCTGTTCGATGCTTATAAACCTCGTAGCAGTCTATCCACTGGGCGCCTGTGTTTTTGTTTGTGACTAAGGAGTCAAACTTAAACCTTATACCATGCTCA